TGGCATCAATTAGGTACAAGAACTGGAAGACTTAGTTCTTCTGGTCCCAATATGCAACAATTACCTAGTGATGAATATACTAGAAGTTGTTTTATATCTGAAGAAGACAATAAATGGATATCAGCAGATTATCAGAGTTAGCAAACACTATATAAATTATATTTTAACAATTTTTAAATTTTTTTATTTGGATTAGTCTGGATTTTTTCTTATATATGCATATAAAAATTAATTTATATGGCAAATAGAATTTCAAAAAATCAAGAACAATTAGTAGTTGATTTATATCAAGAAGGAAAAACTGTCGCAGAAGTAGCTACAGAAGTAAATATTTCTAATAGTTCAGTAATTAGAGTATTAGAAAGAAATGGTATAGAAAGACGTAGTAAAGGAGATCATAAAGTTGTTAATAAATTTTCAGATGAATTAGAAAAAGAAATAGTAAGATTATATATTGAAGAAAATAAGAATACTAATGAAATAGCAGCTATGTATAAAACTTATAACACTTCTATAAGAAGAGTGCTATTAAGAAATAATATAGAAATAAGAACATATGGAATAGCTAAGAGAAAAATAGAAGTGGAAGATATAAAAAGTAAAGAGGGAACTCCAGACTTTGATTATTTTCTAGGTCTTTTAGCTACTGATGGATGTCTAACTGGAAATGCCGTAGTTTTGGATTTTTCAGAAGAGAATAAAGAGCTGTTAGATTATTGGAATGAATTTTTAGGGAATAAATGTAATATTACTACTTCAATTCATAAAATATATAAAGTTAAACAGTATAGAATAGCCTTTAGTAATCCCGAAGTAATAGAATATTTTAAAAAATTTGGATTAAAAGAAAGAAAAACTTTTGATTTACAATTATCTTATATTAATTGGGATGTATTAAGAGGAATTATTGATGGAGATGGTTGTATACTATCAAGAAATCATGATACTACTGTAACTATATGTATAACATCTGGATGTAAAAAATTTTTAGAACAAATTCAGAAATTTTATTCAGATAATGGAATTACTTCATATTTAAATGCATCTTATAGAAATAAGAATGTTACATATGATATATTAGTTCATAAGTCTGATGATGTTTTAAAAATTTATAATAATTTATATCAAAATGCTCACTTCTTTCTTAAAAGAAAGGAGTTAAAATTTGGCTCGCTATTAAAGAAATTTAATAGGCAACATCTAGTAAATTCGAGGGAAGAGATGAGTAACTCCAATCTCGAGCCAAGCCTCAATAATGAGGAAGGTGTAGAGACTTTACACTAGACACCTAAGTTTAAGGTTTAAATATGGTGAAGAAAAAGTCCACCCGTGAGTGCGGGGGCAAGAAAGTAGACTTATAGCATCTATTTCTGGAGATAAAGAATGTATAAAGTTATTTAATGAGGGATGTGGAGACATGCATTCCTTGGTAGCTAAGATGTCTTATCCTGAAATAGTTGGAGATTGTCCTGTTGAGGATATAAAAGCAAATTTTCATCAACAACGTCAAGATGCTAAGAAAATTGAGTAAATAGAAAATCCATCTTTAAAGATTTTTAACATTTTAGATTTTGTTATTTGCCTGTATAATCTTATTATTGTTATATTAATAAATATATAAATTAATATGAAAATAAAAATTAAACAGGAAAATTTAGACGATTTGAAAAAAAGAGGAATTTATAGAATCTTTAATGTTAAAACAAACAAGTCTTATGTAGGAAGTACTTGGAAATCTTTTAGATCAAGATGGAAACAGCATTTAAGTAAATTAAATACTAATAAACATCATAGTCATGAAATGCAAAATGCATTTAATAAATATGGATCAGATTCTTTTGTATGTGAAATATTAGAAATTATAGAAGATGAAAATATTCTATTAGAAAAAGAATCATATTATATTAATAAATATGATTCTTATAAAAATGGATATAATGAAAATCCAGATCCTTCTAGATCTCCTATGTATAATGAAAATTCTAGACAAAAAAGTTCAGGAACTCATAAAAAACAATGGGAAGAATTAAAAAATTCTATGACTAAAGAAGAATTTGAAGAATATAAGAAAAAATATTCAGAAATAACTGGATTAGTAAAAAATCATATTTCTTGGAATAAAGGAATTAAATATACAGAAGAACAAAAGAAAAATATGCATAAACCTCGTATACATGGCGTTAGTGAAGCTATGAAAAAGGTTCATAAAGATAATGCACAGCGTTTTAAAGACAATGCTGACTATATTTTAGTATATGATTTAAATAAAAAATGGCTAAATACTTTTTGGTGCAGTTCTGATATTACTAAATATAGCAATTCAGAATTTAATAATTTACCGATGATAATAAGAAACAAAGGAACTAGAAGTTTAGATTCTAGTAAAGTATGTAATCATATTAAAGATGGTAAAGCATACAAAGGGTTATATTTTAAGCGAGCTCCTAAGAGTTGGAAACTCTCTTATGCAAATGCGGGGAATTCATGGAAAGCTGAAGCCGAGCCAATCATGAGCCAAGCAGAAGGTACACCTTCTGAAGGTGCAGAGACTACTGGAGAGGTATAGTCCTCTTAATTACCAGATTAGCTCCGCACACCTAAGCACAAATAGTGTATGGTGATGATATAGTCCACTAGGCAATTTGCTGTTGCCTACTGTCGCTATCAATTATGCTGGAGATTATAACACTATATCCAACAATATGTCTATGCCTAAGAATGTTGCTAAAAGAATCTATGATAATTATATGAAAGGATTATCTGGAATAGCAGCATATCAAAAATATTGTAAAGAAGCTATCTTACAAAAAGGATATATAACATTAAATCCAATTACAGGACATAAAGCTTATTGGTGGGATTATCAAGCTTGTATGAAAGCTATGGAATTTATTCAAAATAATGATTTTGATGGATTAAAGAAATTTAATAATAAATTACATTTCATACAAATTAAAAATATAGATGATTCTATTAGAGTAGAATATCTACACAATATAATGGATTTTACAAACGTTGACTTTGTAAGAAACAAAATTAGTGATTGGAAAAAACGAAGTGTTAATTTTCGTATTCAAGGAACTGGAGCTTTATGCTTTAAAAATTCTTTACAAATATTATGGAAATATATAAAAGACAATAATTTACTTAATATAGTAAAATTTTGTACTGTAGTTCACGATGAATTTGATATTGAAGCTCCAGATAATATAGCAGATTCTATAGCTAAAGTATTAGCTAAATCTATGGAAGATGGTGCTGCACCATTTTGTACTAAAGTACATTTAGGTGCAGATATAGATATAAATACTTATTGGGTACATTAATGAAAACAATTTACGGTCAATGTAAACAAATATTTAAAAAAATAACTAATTTAGAGCCAAATACTTATTTTGAATTTGGTTTTAAATTAGGATATGCTGCAAAAATGGCATATAATGAAGGTGATAATTTATCAGAAAAAGATATTTTAAAATATTACAATAAATTATTTAATGATGAATAATTCAAAGAATGGTAAAATAAATCCAGATTACTATAAAAGTAAAATTCCTGGAATAGAATGTATAGATGTTGTTAAATATTTAGATTTTCCTATTGGAAATGCTATTAAATATCTGTGGAGAGCTGGAAATAAAAGTTATGATAACTTAGATGCTAAAGCATCAGCAATATCAGATTTAGAAAAAGCAATATGGTATATTAATTGTGAAATTAATAAAATATCTGAAAGCAAAAATGTGATAAATATATTTGAAGGAGAATTAAATTCTGTAGATGTAGAAGAATCTAATGAAATATCTAATGATTAATATGGATTTAATAACTTCAATAAAAAATAAATTAAATTACTATGGTTATGATTGTATATGTAGAGATACAATAGATGGTAAAGTAATTAGTTTAATTAATACTAATAATATTAATATAAGTCCTGAAAATATGGCAGAATTACTGAAAGTTTTATATAAACAAATTTCAGCAATAGATTGTTCAAATAAAAATAAATGTTTAATATATTTTAAAAATGAAATTTAAAGAATTAAATTACGACGTTCAAGACGATTTTTGTGAATTTTTAAGTGATTTAGCTGGAAGTGAAGCATCAGATTTCTTTAATAATTTAGATTGTTTGGATTATAGAATATTTCCAAATACTGTAGATGGTATAAGAAGCGCATTATCTGAGTATAATCCAGAAGAAATACTTAGTTTATCTGATGAAACTACACCTCAAGATGAATTTATTTATGTAAATACAGATTTATTTTCTATTAGTGCTTTAGAGTTATTTAATAGATTAGATGTTATAGAATTAGACGATATAAAAGATGCTCTAATTTCTGTAGACCTCGATTTTTCTTTTCAAACTCAAGACGAAAAAGAAAAAGAATACTTAGAAAAGGTATATGATAATTTAACTATTTTAGTTAAAAATATAGATTTATCAGACTTTAAAAATGAAGATAATATAAATATAGTTAAAGAAGTATTAGAAAAACTTAATTCTTTAATACCTTTATTAGATAAATTTAAACAATGTTAACTATTAGTTTAACTATTAGTAAAACTTTTAAAGTTAATCCAAAAAATTTAAAAGAAACTCTAGAAAAATTAAAATCAGCCACTTATTTAAAGAGTGGCTGGTTTATTGATGATTTTTCTTATATTATAGAAGACGATGAAAAAGTGGTTAGTTGAAATATCTTGTGGTCCACAAATGACAGATTCTTATGTGGCATTTAGCGAAAAAGATCCTATAAATGACATAAGTTTAGATGAAGTTATAGACGATTTATATAATAATTATGGATATACTTTTCAAATAGAAGATTATCTAGATGAATCTGAAATAGAAGATATGTCAGAAGAAGAAAAAAACGATTATTTATATAATGAATTTGAATCTGAAATAAATGTTAATACAGAAGAAATAGATTTAGATGATCCAAGTTATAATGATTATGAAATAATTTACGGAGAAAACTATTATGAAACTAATAAAGCCTAGTTTTAAAATTATAAATCAGGAAGATAATTTAGAAGG